TTACTCAATTCCCAGTTTCTTAAAAAATATTTTATTTCTAAGTTCAGCATCGCCAACTAGCTTGTTAAAGTTCATAACCTCTATATACATTTTATACCCTGAGTGGAATCCAAAATAACCATCTTGATCTGGACTTTCAGTCAATGAATGATCTCGACAAAATTCCTTTATTTTTGGTGATAAATCACAAATCAAAAAACCGTATGCTGGTGTATTCTCATTTGCCGAAATAGTTCTGCCGTCCGGATTTTTAAATTTTTGTTGTCTTATTTTTTCTACATAACATCCAATTTGTTTTATTGGATCATCATTTTCATCATATATTGATCTCTCTGGTCTCTTGAATTCAAAGACAATTATTGGATTGCTTAGCTCATTCCCACTCCTAACCGAAATTTTTTTATCAAATATCAATATATCTGGTCTTTCATCATTACTATTAAGGGGTTTATCTGAAGCAAGATATTCGTGAAAACTCAATCTTTCATCGATTATCCAAAGATTATGTTTCTCATATGGCGTGCTATCGGAATCGGTAGAGGTCGGAAAGATAATATCATGGATAACCTTTTCTTTCTCATACTTCCTTTCGTCATTCCAAGTTAATCCCTTTCTAAATAAATCTAGCACAGCTTTTCGTAGGGCGACATAATGCGCCAATTCACTTTTTCCAATTTCCGTAATTTGTCCAATTATTCCATTAATTTTTTCAGACAAATCGCCATCCTCTTCTTGTAAAATTTTTGCTATTTGATTTTTTGCAGTTTGTTCCTTTTGAAATCTAATTTTCTCTAGTTCACTTTCAATTTCTGAATCATTAATATCAAAAGATAAAGAAGATAAATCTAGTTCCGCAAGATATGATTTTTGCCAAGGAGCGTTATGATCCACATATTCCTTTATTCTCTTATTCTTTTTTTCTTGTCTCGTGAGAACCTCTCCGCGAAAAACTTCTTTTGTAATGTTTGCAGCCTCTTTTTCTATCTCTTTCTGAGAAAATGGATACAGTAAATCACTGTTGTCGTGAAACTCAAATTCACTTCTCTCCAAAGAAACATTTTCATCTAAATATTTCCCCATAATATAGGTTTTAATCTTATAATTCTTTTGAATCTTTTGCCCATCTTCATTAACAATCTCATCATAGAAGTCATCCTTAAATTCAGGAACATAAACATACAAAGCTTCTTCCGTAACTTGTCTGTTGTGTGCAACTAAATTTATTGAACTTCTGCTATCACCATAAAAAATCTTGAACACCTTAATTCTAAACTTTTCTTTTTTACTCGAATCAATAGTTGTTAAGGTAAATTCCTTATCTTCAATTTTTGTTATGGATTTATTTTTAATAAAATAATCATTCAACACAATTGCCCCACGCCCACCTTTTTCCTGGATGGTTATTTTTGGACATTTGAAATCGTCGATTACAAAATATACCAACAGCTTTTCCAATAATTTTCTTGCTATGGTTTCAAGCTTCTTATCCAATCTATACTGATATTCGGTTTTCATCTTTTCCAATATCAATGTCGTATTTGCATCTTTATTTTCTACTGGTTTATTTTCTTCGTTTTTAATAATGTCATCATCGATTATAAAGTCAAATTCTCGTTTGAAATATTTATTCTTCTCCTTATAAATACTTTTTACCCTGACATCATCGAAACATTTCAAAAAAGAAAATCGTCCAAACCCCTTACCACCAATAGAAATTTTTCGGTCGCTATAAACCTTATTAAAAGAACTCTTATTCTCACTATTAAACCCAACTCCATTATCTGTAATTTCTATGCCGCAAATTACCGGCAAAATATCTCCGGCGATACCAAGCCTCGCCTGACTATCCCTTTTTATTGTGACAACAATCTCTCCATCATTCCTCTTAGCTTCGTTGATTGAATGCATGGAATTCACGATTGCTTCTACAATCGGGGTGTAAATATTGATTTTGTTTATATTATCAACTAGTCTCTTTATATTAACTTCTGTCATAACAAAAAATCATTAAATTATTTACGTATATTATTCTTCTTTTTTGCGCCATTTACTTTATCAAATTCCATTTATCCAAAAAGTATCCCATTTTGTAATTCATTGCCACGCCGTTTTGATTTTTTTCTACTTCTCTCACTGCCTTCAAATAATTGCAATAATCACATTCCGGATCTGGTTTTGGCATTTTACTTTTTAATTTTACTGTTTTCTATAACCTCCTTAAGTTTCCAAAAACGACTACCTCCTTTAAGTATCAACTCATTAATAAGTTCATAGATTTTTAATTTCATGTCATCATCTCCATTTTTATACAAAACATTAAAGGCAGACAGGAAATCATCAACATAGATAGAATTTCTGAACGACTCTGGCTTATTGAGGCAGTGATCCAGCAAATATGCTTTCAGTATTCTGAGCGTTTCTTCCGGCGCTTGTTCAGCCAAAGCGGGAAGGGACTTTATTAATCCATAATCCCAGTTTATTTCTCCCTTGCTTTTCTCGAGCGTTCTGCCCAGATGATCGGCTAGCCATTTAGAATTGCCAAAAACATTTTGTTCCTTATCCATCCAAAAACCAAAGCCGACAAACACCTCTCTATCTACAACATTATTCAATGTCCAATCCCAAAGTTTTTTTATATTTTTTATGTCTATCTTATTTTCTTGAATAAATTTCAATGCTCCATCGCGAGAGATTGCATGACGACCAACAAAAGAAATAAACTCCTCATGTCGTTTTGCATTTGAAGTTCCCCAAAATAACTTAAATAATTCTGAATCAATACTGAAATCCGGAAAGTGAACATACGCTAGGGCAAGATGTGTCGCCAAGCCATCATCCAGTTCCCTGAAATATTTCCTTTTTGTGTAGCTGTTAGGATTAAGCTTTATTGCTCTTTCGTACAAATTTTTAAACTCGCTAAACATATCTCCGTATATATTTGCAGAGATATATCCTTCCCAAGCGGCAATATACAGATCGTGATTTTCGGCATCTTCCGAAAAAATATTCGAGGTTAATTTAGTGATCCATTTTTTATCGCGATAATAGAATGACGGCAAATAGTGACCATACAAAAACATAATCGCATAGGTCTTTTCCTTATCTAAAATCTTTTCATATATTTTCTTAACGTCATCTGAAATCTTTACTTCAGCATCCTTAGCAAAACTATCCCCGTCACGATAGGTAAATAAAACGAATGACTGAAATGCTCTCCCTCGGACTGAATTTATAGCAACTGAAAATGGATCATTTCCATCTTCTTTCATATTATTTTCCTCATCTGGACTACCATGAGAAAGCAAGTATTTAATAATGGCCAACAATCTCTCGCGATAGACTGAAAAATCAATAAGTGCTTTGTCCTTTCCTTCACCTAGCAATTCTTTTACGACATCTGACATTGCATAATAAACCGAATTCCAACCGGCAACCCAGGTATCAAATCTTTCTCGCCTTTTTTCATCTTTTGGAAGACTTTCTTTTTCATCAGATTCAATTATCTTTTCCACCAAACTTAGTATTTTTTCCAAATTAACATTTTCTTGAAATTTATTTTGGCGAAGAACATCACAAACTCCCTGAAAAAAAGAATATGTATAATGCTGATCTAGCTTTTCTCTATCAAAAAATAATTCTGCATTTGAAACATACAAATCGAATCTTTGGGCAATATCCTGCTTAAGTAAATTACCCATTCCATCAGCATTTAACGGATTCATGAAATCTCTCTCCGTGTCCATCTTTCGGAGATTTTCTGGCGTCCATTCGTTTGATAATTTCACCACGACCTCAGGAACAGAAATCTTTTGCAAATCCTCAAGAGAAATCGGCCCCTTTGAAGCAATGCATCCGGCCATTCCAGAAACTATACTTGGTTCTGGATTAAACTCCTTTTCAATTTTGCCTTTCAAAATCTTCTCTGCATTATTCCTTTCCTCTTCGGTGAGTTCAGAATAAACACACGCTAACATTTCTCGCCCCTTATGCTTGTGCCATTTTTCATCTGTTTGGTCTTCTCTTTTTTTGCCAAAAAAATCGACTACCTTTTCTACATATTGCCTCTTTTCATCATTAGACAATATTGAAAATCCTTTTTTTAGCGCCTGATCATATTCCGCGCCCAGAATCAATTCGTAAGATTCTTCTTTCTCGAAAAATTCAAAAAAGGCCTTTTTTAACTCCTCCTTAAAAACATCTGGGCGCTGAGCTAAAACAAACAACCGAAAACGCCACATTGTTTGACTGAGCGGGAGAGTATCTACATATTTTTCATACACCTTTCTGACATTCTTCGGGTTAGATTGATTTTTTTCAATCATTCGCTGGACAAGCTTCTTCATCGTTGTCGCAATATTTTTTACATCATCCCTGTATGATAGATGCCTCTCATCATCAAACTCAAGAGTGAAAAAATCTACATCATAGAAACCGACGCTATCAGCTATCTCAAAAAACTTACTCTTATTTTTCCTTTTTTCGCTTGGAATTATTTTTTTCATCACGTCCAAAACTAATCCTAGGAATTTTTCCAAGTTTTTATCATCAACAGAGACTAGATATTCGAACACTTTTATTTGCCTGAGATCCTTAAAATAAAACGGATTGTCTGTTTCATATTCATTTTCTTCCTCGGTCACATCTTTTTTCGGATAAATTGCAAGAACCGCTTCAGCGAGAACCAGAAGATTGCTCCAATCTTTTGCTTCAAAAAGCTTTTCAAGCATTTTCTCATATTCAAATCCGAAATTGTTAAATCTCCTCATCAGCTGAATCCATTTTTCATCTCTTATTTTCGAAACAATTCTAGCAACCTGATCTGCGGCCAAAGATCCACATATCCATAAAAACCTACTAACGACTTCCGGATTGAAATTTTCTTTGGAAACTGGGACTTGAAGTATAATATCCACAACACCAGTAGGATCTTTCTCTGAAATATTTACAAGATACTGAAGCTCCGGCAAAGTATATGAAAATTGGTTTTCATCTTTACCTTTTTCTTTTACAATCTCCAGGAATCCATTTTTCCATAGCCACTTTAGCCATCGATTATCAGCTTTGAAGAAAAAATACTGGTGAGTATCAAAATTAAGATTGATTAAATCCTTAATATCAGAAGCGTCTATTTCTATTTCTTTACTCGTAATTATTTTATCTACCTGTTGATGTATATCTAATTGGCGAGACAATGCTTTTAACATCACGCTTTCAAAATCAATAAACAGCTTTTCGAAATCCTCTGGGCTAAATTTGGATAAATCAACATTGTTTTTTTTGATATTGCCATGATGAGCAAGTCCATTTAAAAGTCCATATACCCTCCCCATTTCTTGAATCAATTTATCATCAGTGGCGCGCACTGAGCCATATTCTTCTAAAATATTCTTTTTGTTACTAGGAATATTTTTTATTTCCTTGCTATAAAAAGGATACAAAATTTCTCTAAGCGAATTAGCTGCTTGCGTCATCCAATCAGAATTATTTCGAAGTTCTTTTTGCGTGACAAAAACCGCGCCTCTTAACATGCTTGAGGGTTTTACACTAAGACCATATTTACTATGGAGTGAATCTAACTTATCGCAAAGGTCATCTTGTACTGAGGATAGTTGAGCCGGAGAAAATTCACCCCCGCCAATAGATTTTGGCAGTATTTTATCATCCATTTTTTCCTTCCACAATTTTTATTTCTTCATCTGTCAGGCCATACAACTCATAAACTAATTCATCAATTTTAAATTGCATATCTTTCGCATCTTTTTCTTTGCCTGATTTTTTGAATTGAAGTATATCCTTTACAAGTTTAGAGATTTTTTCTTGCGCAAATTCTGTCTCTTTGACAGGAACCGAATGTAACTCATATAGTCCAATAGTAGGCATTCTAAAGTTTTTTGAATACCAAAAATTTATTAGTTTTGAATTTAGTAGACCCAATAAAAATAGCATTGAATATTTTGCATCTAGAGTTTCATGTCTAGACACATTCGTTGTGTCTAGGAAGTAATTTGAATCAAAATCAATAGCAACAAGCAATTGCATCGAGCTATTTACGCGCTGAGTAACTAATTTCATTGGCACCTCAAAAAGTTTTTTTGTATGAGGGAGGCACCCTACTTTTTCTCTCATCAAATCTGGTCTATACTGCATATACTCTTTTTGCCAATTTAGTTCATACGCCTTAATGTTTCTACCCCTGAAAACCCTTTTGTATTCTTCATTTTTATTAATTTTTCCGATAAATCTTTTATCATCACTTGTTTTTATTCCTCTTGTAAATTGGATAATTTCACCTAGGGGTCTTGCGCCAGACTCTATCTTGTTAAATAAACTCTTATCTGAATAGCTTGAATCAGTGTCGATCGCAAAATTACTCTTAGATAATATTTCATTAATATTAATTTCTGATATATGTTTAAAATTTGAATTATAAATATTAATTTTATAATTCTCCTCTTTATCCTTTTTCAGTAATAGCACAAGTGGTCTAACAATGGCGGTAAAAGCGCCCATTTCTAAATTTACAATCTGTTTTATTGTAAAATGTCTTAATATAAATTGTCTTAACTTCAAAAAACTATCCGTGGCTTTCCATGTCTGAGGTATAATAAAAGAAAGTGTCCCATTTTCCTTTGTTAATTCTTGCGACTTTTCAATAAAAAAAGCGTAGAGATCAACTTTGTTTTTAGTGACAGTAAAAATTTTCTTATAAATATCCCTTTCTTCGTTAGGAATTCTGACTAAATTTACATAAGGAGGATTGCCGATTACTATGTCGAATTTTTCTTCAATACCAAACATCCATTCCGGATCAAACCAAGAATTAGAATTATTACTAAATGGATCCCACGAGATAAGCTTGAGCGTAAGTTCCCCAGTGCTTCTTCCATAATGAGCAACAGTTCTGTTTAAAATATCCTTTTGAGTATTGGAAAATTTAAGTCTTATTTCATTCTTTCGTTGACTGTTGCACGAAAAATATTCTGACATTATCGCTGACAATTCAATAACCCCAGAATGATCTTCGAAAAGATTATTGGATTGCAATTTTGGCAAACCTATCAAAGTATTGGCGCAAACGAATTTAAAATCCAAATTTGGCAATGGCTCAATGCCTCTGTTGGGTTTCGTGTCATCTATCTCTGACTCGACAACTAGCGTAAGGAAACAACGCAAGCGAGAAACATCCACAGCAATCGGCTGAATATCCACTCCAAAAATAGAATTTTTTATTACATCAAGTTTGCGAGTGTAATCGAAAGGGTTAGACTGAACTTCATTGATTATCTTTTGTTTATACAATTCGGGAATACCTTTTAATTTTTCATTGAGCCATAACTTACAATCCGGATCAACTAACTGAAGAATGTATACTATTTTTTGAAGTGCTCCAATTGGGTATGCTCCCGATCCACAGGCAGGGTCAAGAATTTTCAAAGACTCAATCGCCATCACTATGCTCATTTTTTCTTCTTCAGAAAGCGGATAATCAGCGTCATCATTCAGATCGTAACTCACAAGAGCAGTGAGTTTATTAGAATCTATTCTAGTTTTTGTCTTGAAATATTCAATGAGCGACTGATCAACCATATATTCTACGATTTGGCGAGGAGTATAGAAACTCCCTGTTCTTTTTCTTTCGCTACTTCCAGTTTCCGGATTAATTTCTGCCAGCAGATTTTCAAAAATTCTGCCTAGCATTTCCGGATCAACCGAAAGCTCTTGATCAAAGACGGTATTTTCATCAATAGTGAAATTATAAGTTTCCAGAAGTTCAAAAAAGTTTCTAAACCAAGAGTCGCTGATTTTGAGAGTGTTTATATGTTTAGAGGTAAAAGTTCCACGATCTACTTCATAATAATCATCCGACTGAGGATTAAAGAGTCCTCCGTTAAGATATGGCACTTTATCAAATAAATCGCTCCGAATATCACGAGCCTCAATAATTGTGTTTAAGGCGCCAAAAAATAATGGCTCAAGGATATTGTGATAATAATTATCCGCAACTATACTTGAAGAAAGCAATTCATCCGGGATAAGCTGACCCTTATCAGATTTTTTCTGTTTCAAAAACCAACAGAACATCAACCGACCGATTAACCGCACTGCAAAACTTTTTCTAAAATTAACATCTTCTTGCGACACACTAGGAAGCACAAGATTTTTATCCTCGCTTAAAACAAGCTCGTCAAAATGTTTCGCTACCTCCAAATAAAATTGTTTATTGACCACCTCCACCGAAAATCTGCTAAATAGATCATCAATATTCTGAATTTTTCCTTTCTTGATAAGTTGTTGCTCAGGTGTTCTCACTTTAGAATCAACACCTAAATAAAAAGAATACCTGCGTGCATTGGAATACTTTTTAATTGCCTTGTTTTTATCATTTATATCAAGGGAGATAGTAAGATATGAAAATCGATAATTTTCCGAGTCATTATTTTTAAATACAACTAGCGCTCTATGTATCCAATGGTCAGCTAGGATTTTGAAAGCATCCGTGGTAATGGCAACCCGCGGATCCTTTTCACGATTATGTTCCATTTCCAAAATATACAAATCAAGTGACTCACAAAATCCCAACTCTTTTGCGTTGGTAATTATTTTATATCGATCTTTATTGATAACAATATCCTTTTCATTTTTCGCAAAATCCGCAGGCAAAAAATCTTCCAAGAAACTGTGGAATTCTTCGGGATTGTATTTTTCATTAAATTTCATCATGCGATTAATTCTTCAGATAATACAATTAACTTTCCGGAGTCATTGGCTCGCTCTGCTGTTTTGAATATATTTTCGAGATATTTATGTGGCACCAATTCGCGAAGTTCTTGAAAGGCTTTGTCAAAATCATTTTTATCAATCTTTAATTCAGCAATTTCTTTGAGCACACCATTAGGCAGACCGTCCAAATCCTTAATTACACGAATAACATCGATACAAAGATCTTTTGCTTGTGGATAGCTATCTGCAAGAATCTTAATTTTATTAAGAGAATCCTGTTTTCTCCCGCTATCTACTGGTGCCTTAGTGTTGTCCTTGAAAATATGCTCTTTTGTAATTTTATAAATTGGTTCAAAATTGATACTTGTTTGCAAAGCTTTTTCAGAATCAGCGATGTCATCAAATAATGGCAAAGCAAATTGCGGAGAAACGATTTGCACATTTTCTGGATTCTCACCAAATGCAAAAACGAAATTTCCACTCTTTTTGGCAAAGGCCACCACACCAGAAATTTTTGCTTTTCTAGCTATTCTTGATCTATGCGGAATTCCAGAAATTTTACGCATTATTTCCTGATCATCTTTTATTTTGAGCCAAGTATTTCTATATGGAGCATCCCATGACAAACTTTCATTTTTGGAATTTTCCTCTTTATATTGTTTCGCAAAATAATTTTTCAAATCTTCTTCGGATGTAAGTGTTTTTGTGTCTTCGCCCAAAAGCGTATGGATCAAATCCATTTTCAATGTTGAAATTGCTTTTGTGCGCGTCTCTAACTCGCCGGTTAATGTAGGGAAAAAGTTATAAATATAGAGTTCTTCAAAAACTTTTTTATTTATACGATTGATACGACCAACTCGCTGGATTACTCTCGTGGGGTTATACGGGATGTCATAATTGATAACTGTTCCGGCACGATGAAGATTAAAACCTTCTGAGATCGCATCAGTTGCGATAATGACGTCAAAATCATCTGCCTGTTTCAGATCATCCAATCCAGCATCAAAATTAGTTCTGATTATTCTTTTATTTTCATCTGAGGCATCTTCCGAACTATATTTAAAAACTCTTTTAAATCCATCGTCGCTTAATTTTTGATAAATATAATTTGCTGTATCTGAAAATTCAGTAAATATAATTATTTTCCTTTTTCTGTCCCTAGCAATAGAATCAGACAATCTATTTCTAAGAAAATCGAATTTAGGATCATTCTTATTGCCTGCCCATTTAACTTGTATTTCCTTAAGTAATCTAATGTCGTCCTTTAGGTGCTGTTCGAATTCAGGTTGAAGTTCAGACACAGGTATTCTAATAAGTCCCTTGTCTTCAAATTTAGCTAGCAACTCTTCTCTTTCTTGATCATTCATATCATTTAAATATTCAACATCGGGAAGAGCGCCTTTTTTATAAATAGGAACTTCTTTTCTATTTACATACCAATCAAGCATCACTTCTGTGGAAGTGATCATATTTCCAAGAGAAATATTAAATGCACCAATCGAACTTTCAAAACGCCTCACGAGCAATCTCCGCATAAACTTAGCGATGTTTACCTGTGCCTGTTTAATTTGCTGTATTTTTTCTTCGGCAGAAATACCCTCATCATCATCGTCATTTTCAACTAATTTATAAATAAATTCTGATCCTTGTTTAATATAACTTGCTGGCTTATAACGAGCACCAATAAAATTCGTACTTTTATCTTCAGGAGAAATTTTCTCAAGCGTATCTATATACATTTCAAACATATCACCTAAATCATATTCAAGTAATTCCGGATCTTTTACCTTGGCAAAAGCAACTCCCTGAACTTTCAAATCGTTTCGATATTCTTCAATTTCTTCCAAATCTAACCTTGATCGACGAATAATAAGTGGCTCTATCATTCTTCGTAATTCATCCGCAATAGCATGTAGTTCAATTTTAATGTCAGAATTTTGATCACCGCCTTTATTGTCAGTTTTTCGAAGCTCCTTTCTTACTGCCTTATATCTCTTAAAAAGCATGTGGAAAGACATACTAAGATTTTCCACTGTTCGAATGGTAGATTGCCCGGGGGTACTAAATAACTTTATGAGAGCATAAATATCCTTCGGATCATTGTTGAACGGAGTTGCGGAAAGCGCCATAACATAATGACCGGCACATAATTTGTGTAGTACCTTGTAATTATCAGTGTCCTCATTCCTATGTTTGTGGGCTTCATCAAGAATAATTAAAAGTCTACCCTCATCATTGCCATGTCTTTCAAAAGCTTCCTCGATTTTTCCAGTAGTATAAACAAATCCCTTAAAATCAAATTCGGCCATATAATCTTTCCACTGACTTTCGAGATGTGGAGGCGCGATAATAATCGTTTTAATTCCAAGATTATGAGCAATGGCAGAGGCCACAACACTCTTCCCAAGCCCAACCACATCTGCAATTATAACTCCGCCGAATTTTTTTATTCTATCAATTCCCAAATTAATAGCGTCTTTTTGATATTTAAGATCGGAAAACTTGCCACCCGTAATATTCTTGGGAGTTTTCATATTCTCTATTTCCGTAATCGCGAAATATTCACTGAGAACTCTATAATACATTAACGATGGTTCAGGCAATGAATACAGCCATATTTTTCTTTTTACTTCTTTGATAAAGTTTTCTGAGGATTCAATATCGGTAATCACAATATTGCTTGGATCATTCCAGCAATTTTCAAAATCCTTTATATGACTTTCGTAGTAATGTTTTTCTGAAAGAACAATATTGTGCTCTCGTTGTTCTTTAAGTCCAGAAATTGTTAAATTGCTAGATCCAACAATTACAATTCCTCTCTGTTCTGTTTTTTCGTGCAATATATAAAATTTAGAATGATTCGCCTCAGCAGTTTTTTTAATTTCCAAGCTACCGTCCTTAATTTTATCAAGAAATATCTCAAAAGCTTTTTGCGACTCTTCATTATCAAAATAGTCAGTATCGTTAAAGATTTTAGAAAAATTTTCGATATAATCTTCTTTTGCACCTGAGCGAGAAGAAATATTAGTTTCAACTATATGATGATCAAAATTAAGCTCCTTAAGCGTCGATACTTTTTCAAGGATTTTATTATCGATATCCATCCCAACAAGAATTCTTATTTTCTTGTCTTTTAGCTCGTTATGCAAATCCTTAAATCCAGAAAAATAGAAATAACCAACAAGAGCATCTATCCTGTCACAATTAGGAAGTGTATTTTTCAGACTTGATGACAGTGTATTTGTACCTTCGTTTGTTATCGTTGGCATATAATTTAATATTTGTTAAATATTTTAATTCTTCATTTTTATAATTAACTTTTCTATGTCCTTTTTGTGATATCTTCTATCGCCACGCTTCCCAAAACGAATAGCCTTTAATGTGCCTTCATTGTCCCAATTACGGAGAGTGTTGGGATGACAATTAAGAACTTCGCAAACTTCTTTGAGAGTGAGTATTTCCGGTAAGTTTTTGCTCTTTTTCATAATTTTTGTCCATAATCAAAACCTACCATAAGTTTACAGCACATTATAGCTTTAGTAAACATTCATCTGATACTATCACATAAAATCCGGCAATGGCGCACCAGCAATAATAAATCCTCCTTGTTTCCGAGCTCTTTCTATAATCTGCAAAGCCAAGATTGAAAAGGCATCAGCTAAATCATCATGCTTTTCTTTGCCAAAACCTGTTAATTGTTGAATTAGTTCTTTCGCCCCATGAGATGGAAACATTATTTTTCCTGAAAAAATCAACCCGCTCACAGAAACTAGTCGTGAACGCTTATCGCTTCCGTGAGGATTTACTCCTTCAGCAAAGATGCCCATTGTTCTTAACTGTTGAATGATTGCTCCCTGATAACCAACTTCTTCAATATATATTTTAGGACAACCAATTCCACTTAAGAATTGATTCAATTCTTTTATTTTTTCCAGAGTCTTGGGAAAATCCATCCGCCTATTGACCGGATTGGGCAAAATATATACTCGCTGTCTTTCCCCAGTTCCATAAGCACACGCCGAAACCATTGCAGTATAGTCAGCAGTATCTTTTTCAGATATAGCAAGATCGATTCCTGTTATTACAAAATTTGGTTGCTCCGCAGGAAGTTTATTATAATGATGAATCCACTCTGGCAGAATAATTTGACCTTCGTCCGGAACAATATTCAGCATGTATTCGCGTTGCCACGAATTTTCGTTAGGGATAGAAAAATTCAATCGCTTAATATCTTCCATACTCTTAAACTTTCCTGGCCAAAGAATAATGCTTTCATCATCAACAACACGAACAAGTGGATAGGATTTGAAAATGCCGTTCCATTTTCCTTTTTCGATACTTTCTCTAAGGCGCATCAAAAGCGAATCCTCATGCAAAAGATTCCCGATAATGATTATCTTAGTGCTTTCATCACCAGCTGGAATAACTTCTCCAGCAAACCAATTAAAAGTTTTGTCTCTGCCTTCCTTGGTTTTTACTGAGTCCAAATCTTCAACATCATCTAGAATAATTAAATCTGGACGATATGCCCCATGTCGCATTCCTCGGATGCTTTGATCAACCGAGGCAACCATAATGCGAGCATTGAACCTTGGGATTACTATAGAAAGAGAACTCCATTGTCCGTTTTGTTCTTCAAAAGGGCCCATCTCTTGCATAAGCAATTTATTTGTTTCCATCTCTTTCCTAAGATTGGACATGATAAGTTTGGCTTGTTGTTGAGTTTGTGTAAAAATTACTACAAATTTTTTCTGTTGCTTTCCCATTACCGCCCAAAGGGGATATGACAAATCCATTATAGTCGATTTTGCAGAACCCCTAAAAGCCACAATCACTGATCCTCTTATTGAATCGTCTTCTGTAATTCGAAACATTTCTTTTTGAAAATCGGCTGTCTCATATCTAACATATTCACTCAAATAGACATGGAAAAATAAATTGTGACTTTTCTTTGTTGCTTGTATACGAACCTGCCTGTCATTAAGTAACTGTTTGATAATTTGGTTTTGATTCATCGTTTCCATTTTTTTCAGGACTAGCAGAAGCCAATTGTAAAGCTTCTTCTATGATTTTCTTCTGCTCATCTGTTAATTCTTGATTATCACTCTTTCCTCGATCAAAAACCTCAACCTTATTAGCGTAGGCGCGATGGCGATTCTGCAGCCAAAACCTGACTGCAGAAAAGTTATTGTTTTTAATCGCACTGATCAATTGCGACTCTGACAAATCATTAATCATCTGCACGCCTTCCTCAATCGCTTCGTCGGCATCTTTGGCAAAATGTTTGTCCGCAATTCGCCAACGATAATATGTCGCGCGACTAATGCCAGCCTTTTGGCAGGCAACTTGAATAATGGGCAGTTTTGCCAATTGTTCCAAAACAGCCTTTTTATCCTCAGCCGTTCGTTTTTTTGTAGTTTTGTTATTTATCATCTTTTTTCTCTTTATCAATTACTCTCATAACTTTCACTCCTAACTTTTCAAAACGCTCAATGATTGTCCAGCAATATTCCGGATCAAGTTCGATCATAATACATCTTCTTTTTGTTTGTTCGCAGGCGATTCCAGTGCTACCCGAGCCTGCGCACGGCTCATAGATAAAGTCGCCAATAGAAGTGCTGTTGAGAATCAATCTGCGCATCAGACTCAGAGGCTTTTGCGTTGGATGCAATGAACTTTTATTCGGCTTGGGACAAAACAAAACTGATTTGTCTTGAGATTTCTTGAACTCATGCACACCAAACCAGCCAACGGCGATCAATTCATGCATCGGCAAATAATCTTTTCTGCCAATCACCGCATGATTTTTTATCCAGATTAAAAGTTGAGAAAAATGTATTCCACATTTTTCCATACCTTCACGCAAAGCGAAGATCTGCTTGTCGCTATTGAAAATATAGAAAGTGTTTTTACGAGTGAGATATGAAATGACTGGAGTAATCAGATTCTCCACAAACTGGGCGTATTGCTTTTCAGAAACAAAACCATCATTAAGAATGTCCTTGTCCACCTTAACTTTACTAAAGTTTTTCTTGCTAGCTGTATAATCAATTCCGTACGGAATATCTGAAATGAAAGCGTTGATTTTATTTTCTCCAATTGCTTTTTTCACGATTTTCGGATCTAATGCATCGCCACATACCAAGATATGAACACCGATTTGAAATTTGTCGCCATAATTTATTTTAGTCATTTGTTTTGGTGTTACTAATTAGTTTAGCTTTTTGGCCAGTAAGTTTCTCGTACCTATTTATTATGAGCTGACAAAACCTTGGCTCAATTTCAGTGAGATAAGCTCTGCGCTTGAGCATTTCTGCCGCAATCAAAGTGCTTCCGCTCCCACCATAAAGATCTAGGATGATATCTCCCGGCTTTGTGCATCTGCGAATGGCTTTTTCGTGGAGTGTTGGCGGTTTGGAAGTTGAATGTTCATATTCGTTACCCGCCAATCTTTTTACAAGCCATATATCAAGTTCATCAAGTATGTCATCGATCAAGCGATTGCCAGTTCCGATTTCCTTGTTCATTACTTCATTCAGATTCTGCAGACTCTTGGAAAGGTACGGACTACCAACTGTGCCATAGACACAAGGCTCATAGCATTTCGAAAATGCCACGCCCGGAGTCGGATTCTGTCCATTCTTAATCCACAAGACGACTCGCTTGTTTTCTATGCCTAGCTTTCGATAAAGATCTTGAATGACTCCTACGTACTTTTGATCACAGTAACAAAAATAGTGAAAATTTTTATTAACCACAGACATTGCACTTTGCATCCCACTTTTGAGAAATTCACGATACTCTGTATCGGATTTATTATCATCCACTTTACCTCCATAACTTTGTTTGCCACCAATACCTTTGTCATAGGACACACCAATATTATAGATAGGATCTGTGTATATCATCGAAGTTTTTTCTCCACCCATCAACTTTTGGATATTCGCTGAGTCGTGTGCATCGGCACATAACAATCTATGCGAACCAAGTTCAAACAAATCCCCGAGCTGAATATCAGTTTCCTTAATTTCGGCCAGCTCTTTTTCTTCCTGAAAATTGTCGTCTTCAGTCTCCAGTGAGTCGTCCCAGATCTGAGACAAATCTTCATCATCAAAACCAACCTCTAACAAGGCACTTAGATCAAACTCCTTAAGAAGTTCTATATCCCACTCCCCGACATTTTTATTCAGGCGAAGATTGAGTTCTTTTTCTTTTTCAATATCAGGAATATCGAGGTATACTACCGGGACATCCTTGTATCCCAGCTCCCTAGCTATTAAAAGCCGAAAATGTCCGCCTATCAAAACATTTTTTCTGGCTGGATTTGAATTCACTATCAACGGATCGACCAATCCGAAGCGTTCAATACTTTCTCTTAACTTAGCTTTTTTTGCATCATCCCATTTTCGTGGGTTGAAGGTTGCCACCTTTAAAGAATCTACTTTTACAAAAGTAATCTTTAGATTTTCTTTTCTCATCTTTTAATAAGTAGAGAAAAAACCTAAGAATTTTTAGAATTGAAATTTTTAATTAATTAAGAAGTATTCTTTATTTTTGAGAAATAAAAAAGACCCATACTTTCAACCATTTGCTCTTAAGCTCTTCTCTTGAAGTTAAAAACTTAAGCGCTCTTTACTCTTTACTTTATGGTTATTTATTTGGATCTGATATATATATGATATTTTACTTCCACAACTGCCTTTATATTATTATTTTAATCCTTTACTAATTTTTGTCAATGCCCAAAATTTAGATGAAATAATGAGATATTTGAAGGATTTTTGAGGGTTTTAGTTATCAACAACTAAGGCCTGGACTTCATTTGAGTATCGCGTCATTCATTGGGTTATATGAAAATTGGTTATATACATATTAGGAAACGTTAAGATTTAACTACCTAGTATATATCAGAAAACGTTTCCAAGCTATTGGGCTATTACGACAGCTTGACAATTTCTACAAAATATGCAATACTGCTGAGTCAGATCCTTGACAATTAAATAGCATTTCTCGGTAAATCTAGGAATAATTTCCATAAAATAAAGCAACCATTTAGACAAGAGGAGAAAAAGCAATGGAACAGATTATGGCAACACAACCAGCAAAAAATAACTGCAATAAAAGTCATTCGTCAATAATTATTTTGTGTGGTCTTATCGCACTACTCTTTTTGGGTAGCGTACTCGGATGCTGGATCATTAATTTAAAATTTAGGCCTGTGCAGTCCATGTTCATGGATTTAAGGGCAACCGAAATTTCCGTAGTCCAGATTTTGGATGAGTATGATGCATTTCGCAAGGAAGCACCAAAAGACTTACAAAACTGGAAGGAGTCGCAGCATATCCGTAATGGACAGTTAAACCTTGCTATTAAAGAACTTCAACACAAATATATGCGGAAAATACGAGCATATAATCTTGCGACCGAAAAAATCAGTGATTTTATTTTCGCTGTAGGTTGCAAGCTCAATAGTGTTGAAATTCCCAAGCAAGTTGATTTGTCTATCAATTAAAGGAGGACTCATGTTATGGATCCAATATCAAAGATGTTAATGCAATCAGCTCATGAGAATATGATGAGATGGTGGAAGATCAGTATTTTCTTTCTTGTCGCATTTTCTCTGGGTGCGCTTGTCTTAGCAGCGGTAAACTATGTTTGGCACATTTTTGTGCCACTTGCCATCGTCGAATCTGTGCTTTTTGTTTCATTTGTTATGGCGTGGAAGTTTAAAAATCAATGGAAAAATTATTTAACCAATTTTGAAGGAGGTGAAAACTAATCTTAAAAAAGGCGTAATTTTTTAACAATAAACCCAGTGTCTGGTCAATAATAAAAAACCTATAGTATGAAAGGACAAGAAAATGAAACCTCAGAAGTATTATGATGAAAACACGGGAGAAGTAAAAGTTGGAAGAATTATTCTTTATGTATTTGGCGTTATGGTATTGATTTCGGCACTCGGTTTCGGCTGGAAAATGATAACCCGGCCGGCAAGAACTGCCTCGGAAATCGTCGAAAAAACTTTCGATGGCGAAAATGTCATCGCGGTATATGAGACTTTTTTCAATCGCTACAATGAGATTCAGGCCACTGGCAAAAAACTAAAAAACGCCGTTCAGCTTTTCGAAAATACCAAAGCCGGTCTTTCAAAAGACCCTGAGCAATGGAATTACAATCAGCGCCAGGAATACGACCGCTTGAGTCAGATGGAAACAGCGTTTAAAAACCAACTCGAGGATCAGGTCGCGGCCTACAACGCAGATGCCTCCAAAAAGAATAAGGAAATTTTCATGGATCGCAATCTGCCACAGCATCTTACCTCTGAAATGTTTATCAATTAAACGGAAGGAGAAGTCATGCAAAAACAGCTTATTCTATTATTGATAATGCTGATGAGCTTATTTTTTTTCGCCGGATGCGATGAAGAAAATCTCAAATACAGCGAGTCCAGTAAGGCCGTTAGCGACATTCAAGCTGCGGATCAGGAGGCAACTGCTATCGCCTTTAAGCGTTTAAGTATTGTTGTGCCACCGCCATCAAATATTAATGACAGTGTGGAACGGCGCAATTTATCGAAACGCTTGACCCGGTTTAACGTCGCCGATAAAATCAGCTATATCTATCTGGTTGATTTCGGAAAAATTATGGGTTTCTTTGTTGTCAAAGGCAAAGTGTCATCGGTTAACTCCATGTTAACCTGCACTGAGCAGTTGGTGGATGATGGCCAGGGCAAAAGCTATGGACGTGGTAATGTTCATGCTGTTGCGAGCCCAGACCTTGACGGCAGTTATGGCAGTAATGGTGATGCCATTTTCTTTTTCAATGATAAGGATGTTTATATTGAATGGAATGGCGTTTATATGTTTACTGACCAGTATATCAAACTGGATCAACCACCTGAATTAATGCTGGAAGTTGACAAAGACGGTCAGGATATTTCAACCAAACAAAAAAAACCTGAAGTCGATAAGGGTAGTCAACAAGGTGTTTCATCTAAGCACAAGCGGAAGGAGGGCTAACATGAGAAAAGCATTGTTATATCTGTTGACTTTTGTTGTTTTTTGTCCGATATTTATTTGTTCGGCAAATGACTTCAAATCATCCAGTGAAGCCGTTAGCGACATTCAAGCTGCGGATCAAATAGTGACCGCTGAAACATTTAAACGTCTGAATATTGCTGTGCCACCACCCAAGCTATCTGATAGCGTGGAACGGCGAAATTTATCGAAACGATTGACCCGATTTAACGTCTCCGATAAGATCAGTTACATCTACTTGATTAACACCGGAAAGATCATGGGATTTTTCATTGTTAAGGGAAAAGTCTCATCGGTCAACTCCATGCTAACCTGCACTGATCAGTTGGTGGATGATGGCCAAGGTAATACCGGCACTGGCCCTTCTGGTCGTGATAATGTACATGTTGTTGCGAGCCCAGACCTTGACGGCAGTTATGGCAGTAATGGCGATGCCATTTTCTTCTTCAATGACAAGGATATTTATGTCGAATGGAATGGCAAATACATGCTCAGTGATCAATATATTAAACTGAACCAGCCGCCCATTTTGCAGGTAAAGGCCGACAAAGACAATTTATAGGTCCCAATATAATAGGGATCAAATCATAAACTTATGAACCAAGAGCTTATCTTTCGAGATAAGCTCTTTATTATTGTCCAAAAAGTTATCAACAGCTAGGGCTGGACTTCATTTGAGTATCGCGTCATTCATTGGGTATATGAACAATACACTCACACAACAAGTTTTAGGAGCGCAAACTGGTTTTCAAGAGCCAGCAGAGATTATAAAGGTTAAGTACTGTCTCTACGCAAGAAAGTCAACCGAATCGGAAGAACGGCAGGTTTTATCCATCGATTCTCAGGTGAAAGAAATGTTGCAAATTGCCGAACGCGAAGGATTGGAAATTGTGGAAATTCGCAGAGAAAGTCATTCGGCTAAAGATTCAGCACAACGTCCAATCTTCAATGAACTTATTGAAGATATTCGCAAAGAAAAATTCAATGGAATTCTAACTTGGGCGCCAGATCGATTGAGTCGAAACGCTGGCGATCTTGGAACGCTAGTAGATCTCATGGATCAAGGCGGACTGATTGAAATCAGAACATACGGACAAGTTTTCAAAAATTCTCCGAATGAAAAATTTCTTCTGATGATTTTAGGCTCGCAAGCTAAGTTGGAAAATGATAATCGTGGAGTAAATGTAAAACGAGGACTTCGAACTCGATGTGAAATGGGACTTTGGCCAACCTGTCCTCCATCTGGATATTTAACGGACAAAAGCGTAGAGAGAAAAGGACACATCATTATTGACCCAGAACGCGGACCAATTATCAGAAAAATATTTGAAAAAGTTGCTCATGAAAGATGGAGTGGAAGAAAAATATATCATTGGCTGAGATTTGAATTGAATTTTAAAACCAAGGGCAACAAAAATCTTTCACTCAGCAATATCTATCTAATTCTACAAAACACTTTTTATTACGGACCATTCGAATATCCACGAGGTAGTGGTAATTGGTATCAAGGTAATCATGAACCGCTTGTCACTAAAGAATTATTTGATATTGCTCATGAGCAACTGAAAAGGGACAGGGTGATGAAAGACGCTAAAGAATTTGCATTCACGAGACTCATCACTTGCGGACATTGCGGATCAGGGATGACGGCTGATGAGAAATATAAAAAACTAAAAAATGGCAACACGGTCAAATATATTTATTATGGATGCACCAGATCCAGAGATCACAATTGCAAAGCTGGATATATGCGAGAAGAAGAATTGATATCACAACTAACAAAAATCATTGATCAATTGGATATAAATGAAATTGGAATTAAAAAACAATTTGAAGAAGAGATAGAAAGATATGCTAAATTTAGACAAATTGTACTGCAGATAAATGGTAAGGAAAATGAAATATTAAAAGAGAAAAAAGTCGATTTAAGAAGTTACGCAAAATACATTTTAAAGCAAGGGAATATTACTGAAAAGAGAGAAATACTGGCCTGCACAAAAAGCAGGCTCATTTTTAAAGATAAGCAATTAATTTTAGAAAAAAATGAAACCACCATGAAAAATTAGAGCGGGTTGATTTTTGTTCTTTAAAATGTATAATAGAGATACAATCTTGCCTAAACTCATATCTTCGGATGTGAGCATGGCGTAATATATCAATCCTACGCGAATAAAAACGGTCTCGTGACCGACACTTATTCGCGTAGGTCAACACTTCGAAAGGAATGTTGAGTAATTCGAAAGGATTACTGTCGGCTCGCGGGACCTTTTGTGTATCCTCGAACCGAATAATAATTAAAACCTACGCGAAAAAATTATGGACAATAAAAAAGAAATAAGCCATCTACAACTTGGAAAATATGGAGAATATTTTGCTAAGATGGAATTCACTAAAGCAGGTTTTGATGTTTACACTGCGGAAGTCGATGATAAAGGTATAGATTTTATAATTCGAAAAAATGAAAGCGAGCACTATGATATTCAAGTTAAGTCAATACGAAATTATAATTATGTGTTTATGCGGAAAGAAGTATTTAAACTAAGAAGAAATCTTCTATTAGCCCTGATACTTTTTGAAGAAAATAACATTCCGACTCTCTGCCTCGTACCATCATTAGAATGGAAAAATATTAAACAAAAATTCTTTTCAGAAAATGATTATGAAAATAAAAAAAGTAAACCAGAATGGGGATTAAAAATAACAAAAAATAATGCTGAAGAATTCAAAAAATTATACGAATTTAATAAACAAATTAACAATCTATAATCAAATAACATAACTCAATGGAAACACAACAAACAGAACAAACTAAAAAATGTTCAGCATGCGGAGAAAATATTCTCAAATCCGCAAAAAAATGCAAACACTGCCAAGCAGATCTTAGGAGTTGGATAAACCGACATCCAATTATGGCACTTATTCTCATTATTATTGGAATAGGATTTTTCCCAATTTTGATGGCCGGGCTAAGCTCAAATACGAGTCAATCAAAAAACCAAGCAGATACTCAGGAAACAGTAAAAACTGAAGAATTAAAATCTGTGCCTCTTGATGAACAGCTGACTAAGCAGATAGCAACTATTAGCACATTCAAAGGAGACGATTATAGAGGAAGCATTGAGAAAATAAATAGTGAAGTACTTCTAATAACTTTTTGGTCCAGTCTTACTAAACAAGCAAAGAGCAATAGCGATGCTAAAGTCAATAAATTAGGCAAAGATCTTGAAACTAAACTCATCCAATTTCAAATAAAAGAATTCCCTAAAATGCGAGCAGATTATGGAAAACTAGTCGGCAAAACATTATGGGAACACGATGTAGATGTCACAATTAGCGGATCTGGCAATAGTATAATTGAATTTTCCGGCGGAGTGTTTGCTGCCAACAAAAATATCAAAGATGCTCAAACTGCTATTCAAGATATGCTAAAACAATTGAGATTTGATAAGGCCAACTATAGATGGTATAGCGGAGCTGATGAATACGATTACTACTCAATTGAAAGTAAAAAGGATAATGAGATATCCATAAATTAA